CGCAAGGGGAGCACCGGACCTAACTAGGTTGTTAGGTTGGCTTTAGACGGTAACGTCTATAGCACCACTGTCAAAGTTAACCACATTAGGAGATCGTCTCATGACGACTGACATTATTGCGGCGGTACTCGCGTACTTAGCCGAAATCGTCCTAAAGTTCGCCAGTATTTTCGGCTTACAATAGGTGCACAGCTATGCCTGACTTTAATAGAGCAGACAATAGTGGCGTGGGAACCTGGTCGCACACTGATTTCGTCAATCCGAACGGGAGTTATTCCTCGTCGGTTGTGAATCAGCGCGTGATCTGGTCCCGCGTCGGTGCAGTCACTCCAAATTATGTGGAAAAACAGAAGCTCGGTAAATTGCCGATGCTGCCGCTGTCTTATCGCCATACGGTGATAAAGGGCGGTTCTGGCTCCCGTGTCACAACCATTATTCCACCGGGTTCGCCTACGGGCGTAACTCAGGAGGATGGAGGTGATTGGGGTGCCACAGGTTCTCTGTGGGGTACCAGATCTGACTTTGACGGATTGTCTGCAACTAGGCAGAACAATGTGAAGGCCCAAGCTGCGACCCGGGTGTTAAACCGGATCAAAGGCCAAAAGGTCAACATATTGCAGGACCTCGGCGAGGCAAGGCAAACCATAGCTCTCTTGACTACTACAGCCAAGAGGTTAGCGATGGGGTACCAAGCTTTTAAACGAGGACAACTGCCTACTGCTGTATCGATATTGGGTAGCGCTAATCCTTCTCGCCGCTTTCGCCAGAAATACTACAGGTTACAAACCCGTAGGATTTACAAACCTGGCAAGGGCAATAAGCTCGTTGTGGTCCAAAAGGCCACTACTAAGCTTAAAGCGATAAAGGGTAGTGGGTCGGTATTTTCTCCGACCAACTTAGCGTCTCTCTGGCTCGAGTACCAATACGGTTGGCGGCCTCTTGTTTCATCCTGCGTCGGCGCTGTTGAATTATATCAACAGCAACTCGAAGTAGGAAAGAGTATCCGCGTTCAATCGTACGTACGTGAGGCTTTTGAGAACATCAAGCAAAGTACCACGGATTTTGCATCGTGGAACCACGCCTACCATACCAATATTACAACGGGGAGTTACAAAGTAGGTTATACTATATACTACAAAGTGACGAACCAAGATGCAGTTTTGCTCAGCCAAAGTGGACTAAGTAATCCGCTTAACCTTGGTTGGGAGTTGCTCCCTTTTAGTTTCGTTGTCGACTGGTTTGTCGGTATCGGCAATTATCTGTCGTCCCTCGACGCAACCTTAGGGTTAACGTTCGAGAAAGGATGTAGGACGATTGCCCACCGAGGTGCCAGTAGTAAGACAACGACTTTTGGGGCTGACTACAGCTACGTTTTGTATAGTGGAACGGTTACTAGTACTCGAATAGACTTCTTTCTAACAAGAGAAGTTCTCGAGGACTTTCCGTCTCCAACGAGACCTGCAGTAAATACGAGGTCCCCTAACCTAGTTAGGTATCTTAGCGCAGCTGCACTACTAACGACTGTGTTTTCCGGCCGGAAACCGTACCGGATGAGATAGTCTCCTTTTAATTGGCAATCTTGCCACCCTTAATACTCCATAGAGGAGCAGTAATTATGGCCGCAATTGCGACTATTACCATAAATGATGGACAGGGAACACCTGTCGCTCACGATTTTGACCCGGTCGGTATCGAGAACGGTATCGCTAAATACGAGGATCGAGTAGACGGCATCACTGTCGGCTACCCGACCTTGACCTTGTCGGTACGACGCCCTACCAAAGGGCGCACGTCCAATAAAGTCATGATCAAAATCACACAACCTACCCTCGAACAAGCTTCGTCCGGCGGCACCTTTGTGCCTCCGCCAACGAAAGCTTATGATTGCCTATTCGTAGGCGAGTTCGTCTTTCCCCACCGATCAACTCTACTGGAGCGTCAAAATGTCTATGCTTATGCAAAAAACGGTTTGGCGCATGCGGTTGTTGCGTCGGCTGTGGAAGACTTGGAGTCCCCGTACTAATAAACTGGTCAGATTTGTCGACCAACGTAGTACGGAACGGGCGACCTTCAACCCAGAAACGTCATGTTCCTGGTTAGAAGATCTGCTAGAAGACTGTGAACGTCTCGAACGCCGTAAGTCCGTTCGTCTACCCCTCGGGGCGGAAGAACGGATGGCGAGAGAGAAAGCTCCAAAGTGGGTCACAATTCCCTTCGGTTTTAACAACATCGAATGGTACTCAGCGATTGAAAAGTCGTTGAGCGATGATCCACGGTGAAAGCCTTTGTGCAAGTCGGTTTATTGTTACCCGGCCTCTACACGTCGTTGCTAGCCGGATTACCTACCATCTTGACTGATGCGTCTCAAACGGTAGTTCGGCTAGTTCTTCTGCTTATCCAAGTTTTCAATTCAGGCTTTAAGCCTGGGAAAGTTGTAGGTTGTTATGTCTCCTAAGACAAAGTCTAGGAACAAGGGCTTAGCTAAACTGGCCCGTGATACTCGTATCCGTTCATCGGCAACCGATGAGTTTATCCAACGCTATCTTCAGTCTATTGACTGTCCGCGCGCCCTAACAGTGGCTCTCCTTTATGAACATGGAGAACACCATCAATTGGTCGCGTTGGATGTCGTGCCGGAGGATTACAATTCTCCGGAAGACTTCCGCAACGCTTACCTAGCTACTAAACTTCTGTCCAAATCCAGTTTCCTTAAGCTGGATGTAAATAGGGACGAGGTAGCTATGAATAAGTTTTACGCCATTGAGGCGAAGTGTGCGGAAACTAATCGTTACTTTCGCAATCTGCCTTCGCATCCAAACTTCTCGGATGTGAACGTTCGTCTTCTCTCGAAGGCGAGACGTAAAATAGCAGAGGTGCTAGGTACGTTTAGTGCTGAAGAGTTCGTGTCGGGTGGACGTTGGGGTCCCGGTTCTTCTACTCTTGTGAAAAGAGAAGAGGTTTCGGCTTTCAACAAGTTCCGCGTTGATCGCGGAGCAACACGAGAAATGTATTCCCTGATCGGCGACTGGTTTCATGTCGCTTATCCGGCTTGGTCTCCTACGGCTCTCGCCCTCACGGGTGAACGCGCGGTAAAGATACAAGCTGGGAATACCGTAACTACAGTTCCTAAAAATGCGAAGACTAATAGAGTCATCGCGATCGAGCCG